TGATCTGGGAAAAATAGATGCTACTTTAGAAAATGGATTATTAAATATTTTTATCCCATTAGCTGAAGAAGCCAAAACAAAAACAATTAAAATTAAGTAACCTAAATTGCGCCCTTAGGTTGGCTTATATTGATTCTGTTCGTATATTCACGTTATAATAAATAAAAAATAGTTATATGTCAAAGATTACAGATCCAAAAATGGACCCCTATTACATAGGTAAAGATTCTCACTGTTACACAGTGTATGAAGTAGTAACTCCCCAAGCAAAATATTTAGAAAAAGGAAGTGAAGGCAAGGATTATGAAAAACCTGTTGCTCACTATTCTAATTTTTCAAAAGCACTTGAAAGAGTTTACAAGGAAAAACTTAATAGTAATAAAGAACATTATACAAGTATAAAAGAGTATATAGATGAATGGGATAAAATTAAAAATGAACTAAGTGAAATATTAAATTACAACAAATTATGAAATTAGAAGCACTATTTAATGCCGTTATAGTTAAACCTATTGAGGCAGATGAAACCCAACATGGTAACATTATAGTTCCAGATATGGGTAATGACAAAAATCAAACCGGAGAAGTTATTTCTGTAGGACCTGGACAAAATACTCTTATGGGTAGTTTTAATGAAACTATAACTAAAGTAGGAGATATAGTAGTATTACCTACACAGGGTTTTACAAAATTACCTTATGAAGGAGAAGAATATTGGGTAGGACCAGAAAATCAAATATTAGCAAAAATTAACAATTAAATAAATAAAAATGCCAGTAGATTATAAAAAAGAAATTGGATTCGGTACTGAAGCAAGGACTGAATTAATGAAAGGTATTAATACCTTAGCAGATGCTGTTGTTTGTACTTTAGGACCTAATGGTCGTAATGTATTAATTGATAACAGTGGTTATAATGAATTAAATAAACCCACCCATACTAAAGATGGTGTTACTGTAGCAAAAAATATTACAGTAGATGGTTTAATTCCAAATTTAGGAGCTCAAATGGTAAAACAAGCTGCCTTAAAAACTGCAGATAAAGCAGGAGATGGTACCACAACATCAACACTTTTAGCTAGAGAATTAGTTAAAGCAGGATTAAAACATTTAAATAATGGTGAAAATGCTGTTGAAATTAAAAGGAATATTGATAAAGCCGTTAATGAAATTGTTTCGGTTATTAAAGATAATATTAGTAAAGAAATTAGTAGTGAAGAACAACTACAACAAATTGCTACTATTTCAGCTAATAATGATGTTGAAATTGGAAAACTTATTTCTGCGGCTATTGATAAAGTAGGACAAGACGGAGTAGTTCATATCGAAGAAAGCAAATCAGGTGATACTTATCTTGAAACTGTTGAAGGAATGCAGTTTGATAGAGGATATAAATCACATTTCTTTGTTACTAATAATGGAGATATGTCATGTACTTTAGAAAATCCTTATGTATTAATTGCAGATCATAAATTCACTCAAGTAAAAGATTTACTTCCTATTTTAGAAGGAGTTTCTAATGCTAATAAATCTTTACTTATTATAGCAGATGATATTGATGGTGAAGCTTTAGCAACTTTAATTGTTAATAAAGCACGAGGTATTCTTAAAGTAGCTGCTGTTAAGGCTCCTGATTTTGGAGATAGAAAAAAGTTGCTTCTTGAAGATATTGCTACTTTAACAGGTGGTGTTGTATTTGACAAAGATAAAGGAATGAAACTTGATAAATTTTCTTATGATTGGTTTGGTGAAGCACGAACTGTAACTGTTACTAAAGAACAAACAACAATTGTAGATGGTAAAGGTGAAGCTGATGCTATTAATAGTAGAGTAGCAGATCTCCAGAAAAATATTGATCAAGAAACTACACCTTATATTGTTGAACATTTACAAAATAGATTAGCTAAAATGATTGGTGGAGTATCTATTATTCATGTAGGTGGTTATACTGAAACTGAAATGAGAGAGAAGAAAGATAGAGTAGATGATGCTCTTCATGCAACAAAAGCAGCACTTGAAGCTGGAATAGTTCCAGGTGGTGGAGCTGCTTTATTGTATGCTTCTAATGGGTTAGAAAATAATAATCTTGGAGCTAATATTGTTAAAGAAGCTTGTAGAAAGCCATTTACCCAAATTATGACTAATGCCGGTTATTCTATAACAGAAGCTGAAATTATTGCTAATGATTTAATTAATTCAGGTAATGATTATTGGGCGGGTTACGATATTAGAAATGAAAAAGTAGTAAATATGGAAGATGCTGGAATTTTAGATCCTTCTAAAGTTACATATACAGCTTTACAAAATGCTGCTTCAGTAGCCGGAACTATTCTTTTAACAGAGTGTGTTGTTGTTGATCATCCTAATCAGAAAGATCCAACACCAGATGGAATGTCTTAATTATGGATAAAAAAATAATAGAACATAATGAGTTAATAGCAACTAGAGTACCCCCAGGTGACCGTTGGTCACTTGTGGGGGACCCTAAAAAAGAAGTATTTGGTAATTTAACAGATGCTTTAGAAGCATTTTTTCATCAAACAAATTTTAATGGTGCTTTTAGATTAGATCCTATGGATAGTAAATTATATGCTATCCAAAAATCAGAAGTAGAAGTTAAAAAAGAATCTCCAAAAGTATATGGTATGTATGGAGAATTTAGACAAGGTGTTTAAATTTGGTTTTTTAAATAAAAGTTATTATATTCACGTATGAATAAGAATCATAGTTTATTAGTAGAGAAGTATCGTCCCATTAATTTAGATAATTATGTAGGGAATGATCATATTAAAAAAAGTATTAAACAATATCTAGGACAAAACGATATTCAAAATCTTATATTTTATGGACCTGCAGGAACGGGAAAAACAACTCTTGCTAAACTCATTGTTAAAAATCTTGATTGTGAGCATCTTTATATTAATGCCTCGGATGAACGTGGTATTGAAACGATTAGAGATAAAGTTTCAGGATTTGCATCATCAGCTAGTTTTAAATCACTTAAAGTGGTCATTTTGGATGAAGCTGATTTTCTTACTATACAGGCGCAAGCTTCTCTCCGTAATGTCATTGAAACGTTTTCGCGTACTACTAGGTTTATCTTAACTTGTAATTATGTAGAACGTATCATTGATCCATTACAATCAAGATGTCAAACATTAAAAATAGTTCCACCAACTAAAACTGATGTAGCAAAACATATTGCTTGGATTATGGAAGAAGAAGGTACAACTTATGATATAAAAGATCTTAAAATCATAGTTAATCAATTCTACCCTGATTTACGTAAATGTTTAAATACCGTTCAACTATCAACCCAAGATAACAAATTAAAGATTGATAAATCTATATTAGTATCATCTAATTATATGTCTGAAGTAGTTAGTGAATTATCTAAATCTAAAACATATAAATCCAAATCTTTCAAAACTATTAGACAAATAATTGCAGATGCTAATGTTCAAGATTTTGAAGAGTTATATCGTTATCTTTATGATAATGCTCATGAATTTGCACCAGATAAAGAAGGAATGGTAGCATATTACATTAATGAATATACTTACCAATCTAATTTTAGAATTGATAAAGAAATAAACTGTATGGCTTTAATTAACCAATTAATTACTTTATAATGAATATTAACCCTAATTATCATAATGAAAAATTAACATATACTGATGATAATCTTTTATTAGATTCAAATGGTAGTGCTATTATGATGGGGTGGGAAGAAAACATTATGAAATATAGTGCTTTTGAAATTTGTAAAAATGGGGGAGATATTCTTAATATAGGATTTGGGTTAGGTTTTATTGATAGCTATATCCAAAATTGGAATCCTAAAACACATTGGATAATAGAATCCCACCCAGATGTACAAAGAAAAATAATTGAAGATGGTTGGTTAAAAAAACCTAATGTAAAAGTTATATTTAAACCTTGGCAAGAAGTAATAAAATATTTACCTAAATTTGATGGAATATATTTTGATACTTGGTTAGAATCTCAAAAAGAATTTGATATAAATGTTAAAAATTTATTAAAACCTAAAGGAATATATTCATTTTTTAATAATCCTAATGGGGGTGTAGTAAATAATATAGCAAAACAATCATATAATATTTTAAATGAAGATTTTGATATTACACCTATAGAAATTTCAATAAAAAATGACTCTAATCAATCTTTGAAACATCAATATTTTGATACTAAATTAAAAACTTATTTTATTCCTAAATGCGTAATAAAAGTAGAATGAAAAAATTTATTGAATTTGCCCTAATATGGTACAGCCAACAAATGGCTATTCCATTTTGGATGATTGGGCATGTTCATTTATCTTTAAATGTATATAAAGACTTGCATGAAATAATCGCTAGTGTAGGTCTTAATATTTTAGTAGCGATTGGATTTATAATTGATTTTAAACAACAAAACAAAAAACATTAAAAAAATGGCAAATCAACAACAACAAATGAACATGAATGTAGATGTTAAAAACACTACATCTATGGAAACACCTGAAGGTGGAGTAGTATTTCAACAAGGAGTATTATTGCGTAAAGTATCTAAATTCGTAGTAGGAGCTGAAGAAGATGCTCTAATGCCAATTCCAGTATTTTATGACCCTTCAACAGGTAAAATTTTAAATGAAACTATCCCTGCGGATTTAAGAGAAGAGTATAAAGATCATATCATTGCCTAATGAAGCTTTGGGATTGGTTAGACGAAATTACTGTTAGGAAAACTCCAGCCTCTCAATTTAGTGAGAAAGATTGGGAGAGCTGGAATTCTTATATGGTTCATAGATTTATGTCTATGGGGCAAAGCAATATAGAGATATCTAATATGGCTCAAAGATTTTTACCTACAGATAAAATAGGTATTTACAATTTTTATTGTAATATGATTCCTAAGAAAAAAGTATGGAATAAGTATATTAAATCTAAAATTAAATCAAAAAATAAAGAGTTAGTTGAATTAATAGCTGGTTATTTTGAAGTTGGATCCCACGAAGCAGATCATTATATTGACATTATAGGTAAAGAAGAAATTAAAAACATTCTTAAATCTATAGGAAAAGAAAAAAAAGAAATAACCAAATTATTTAAAATATGACAACACAACTATTTAATATGCTTATGAAATCTGTAGAAGCTGATAAATCAAAAGCATTATTATCACTAGAATTATTGGGTAATAAAGCAGTAGGTATTGGTGATCATTCTACTGAGGATTTTTATAAAAATGCTGAAGAAGCTCTTACTATGTTGGTGGATGCTGATGACAGAATTAATACTTTAAAAGTTTATTTTAACCAAAAAACCTTGATCAATGAGTAGTACAGTAGAAAAATATTTTGATAGTATAGATGATAAAAAATCTCAACCCCAATCAACCATAGAAATATTCGAATCAGAATACCCAGAATTATCTAATGAATTTAAAGAAATCCAATCAGAAATGTATGAAATGTTTGCTCGCAAACATATGGATTATGGTTTAAACAATATTGCATTAGGGGGAGACATTATAAATAATGAAGATGATAAAAAATTCTCATTAACAGGTTTAGCTATTAGACTTACAGATAAAATATCCCGTTTAAAAAATCTTTTAGTTAATGGAAGAAATTTTGTTAAAGGAGAGGGAATGGAAGATACTTTTATTGATATTGCTAATTATGGTATAATTGGTTTACTAGTAGGACGTAATAAGTGGAAAAAATAATAGCAACAATTTAAATTAAATAAAATGCCATCAAGTACTAATACTTTTAAAGATGTAATGTATGAACATATTCGTACTGTAGTTCTAGAACATCTTCCTTATAGAAATAAAATCCTAGATGTAGGAGCTGGGATTGGAGTATGGGGATCAAATTTACAAGATTTACATATTGATGCTTTAGAAATTCATGAACCCTATATTAAAGAATATGGCCTTCATCGTTATTACAATAATGTTATTGTAGGAGATATTCTAAACTTTGATTATGATGATTATGATTATATCATAATTGGAGATGTATTAGAACATATCAAAGTTGAACCCGCACAAAAATTAATCAAAGATATTACATCAAAAGGAATTAAATGTATGGTAGCTGTTCCTTATCTACATGAACAAGGAGCTGTTGGTGGAGTAGAATCAGAAATTCACCATCAACCAGATTTAACACCTAGAATAATGAAATCTAGATATCCTGATTTAGAAGTATTTTTAAGTACTAATATAGTACACGGTTATGCTTATTATACTAATTATATTAAATGGGTAAAATAATATATAAAAATGGGTAAGAAAAAGATACCAAGTATTGTAAAAGAAATTAGAAATTATGAACCAGAACCCTTAAACTATGGGTATCAAAAAAATGTTTCATATTCTCAACTTTCTATGTTTAGACAATGTCCTAAAAAATGGTCACTTCAATATAAAGAAGGTCATAAACAATATACCCCAACAATTCACACAATATTTGGTACAGCTCTACATGAAGCAGTTCAGCACTATTTAACAATAATGTATGATAAAAGTGCTGCAGCTGCTGATAGAGAAGATATTATAGGTATGTTTGAAGATTGTTTAAGAGAAGAATATGCCAAACAATATAAAAAAAATAATGAAACCCATTTTAGTACCCCAGAACAATTAAGAGAATTTTATGATGATGGGGTTACTATTATTAATTATTTAAAGAAAAATAGAAGTAGATATTTTAGCAAACGTGGTTGGTATCTTGCAGGTTGTGAGGTACCCATAATGATATCGCCTAATAAACGTTATAACAACGTATTATATCAAGGTTTCTTGGATGTTGTACTATACCATGAACCAACAAATCAATTTCATATACTTGATATAAAAACATCAACATCTGGATGGAATGCTAAAGCCAAAAAAGATGAGGATAAACAATTTCAATTAATATTATATAAAAAATTCTTTAGTGAAACATTTAACATACCTTTAGAAAATATAAACATTGAATTTTTTATTGTTAAACGAAGACTTTATGAAAGTGAAGATTATGTAATTCCTAGAATACAACAATTTGTTCCGGCTTCAGGAAAAGTAAAAATGAATAGAGCTACAAAAGCTTTAGATGAATTTATTACAAAAGTATTTAATCAAAAAGGATATGCTGATGTAGACCATCAACCAACCCCTAATAACCCTAATAATAATTGTAATTGGTGTCCTTTTAATAAAACGCATTTATGTTCGGCAACTTTTTAGAATCCGTACATACGTATAGATAAATATACATTAAAAATTAAAATTATGGACAAGAAAGAAATGACACTTACTAGTGTAAAAGTAAAAAGTAATTTATTTGAAAATTTCAAAATCGAATGTGTAAAAAGAAAATTTAGTTTCCAAAAACTTGCAGATCGAGCTATCTTTTTGTATCTTACAGATGAAGATTTTAGAAAAAAAATAAATTCTCAAACAAATTTAGAAATTAATAATTAAATAAAATTAAATGAAAGAAGGTTATATTAAACAAAGTGATAGAAAGAAAATTTTATTACTCACGGATGATATTAGAGTTCATTCGGGTGTTGCTCAAATTGGAAGAGAGATTGTTTTAAATACTGCTCATCGATATAATTGGTGTCAAATTGCAGGTTCAGTAAAACATCCTGATAAAGGTAAAGTTGAAGATTTTGCTCCCCATATCAAAACTGAAATGGAAGTTGAAGATGCTTATTGTAATTTATATCCTGTAGATGGATATGGTAATCCTGATACTTTAAGAGCAGTAATTCAAAGAGAAAAACCAGATGCTATATTATTAATTACAGACCCAAGATATTTTCAATGGGTTTTCCAAATGGAAGATGAAATTAGAGCTAAAATTCCAATAGCGTATCTTAACATTTGGGATGATATGCCTGCACCTCAATATAATGAGGAATTTTATGAATCTTGTGATGCTTTATTTGGTATTTCTAAACAAACAGTAGCTATTAATAAAATTGTTTTAGGTGATAAAGCAAGTAATAAAGTTATTGAATATGTTCCTCATGGGTTAGATGATAAAAAATTCTTTCCAATGTCTGATGACTATAATAAAGAATATGAAGAATTTAAAAATGCATTAACTTTAGGAAAAGAAAGAGATTTTATTTTATTTTTTAATTCAAGAAATATTAGAAGAAAATCAATCCCAGATGCATTAACAGCTTGGAAATTATTTGTAGACTCTTTAACTGAAAAAGAAAAAGAAAAAGTATTATTTATACTACACACAGATCCTGTAAGTGATCATGGAACAGACCTACCAGCAGTAATTGAATATCTATTTGGTGATGATGATGAAACTGTAGTAATTTCCAATCAAAAACTTCCATACACTCATATGAATTATCTTTATAATATGGCTGATGGTGTAATATTATTATCAGCAGCTGAGGGTTGGGGATTATCATTAACTGAATCATTACTTACAGGTACCCCATTTATTGCTAATGTAACAGGTGGTATGCAAGATCAAATGAGATTTGTTGATGAAAAAGGTAATTGGTATACTAATTCTATTGAAATGCCTTCTAATCAATTTGGGACCTATACAGAACACGGAGAATGGGCATTATCTGTTTATCCTAAAGCTATGGGGATGGTTGGTTCTCCAATTACTCCTTATATTTGGGATAGTAGATGTGATTTTAGAGATGCAAAAGATAGAATTGTAGAACTATATAAAATGTCTAAAGATGAAAGACAAAGAATTGGTAATTCTGGTAGAGAATGGGCTATGAGTGATGAAGCTGGATTTACAGCTGAAAAAATGGGTCAGAATTTTACTAAATGTATTGATAAATTATTCTCAACTTGGACTCCCAGAAAATCTTTCACATTTTCGAAAGATACAGATTATAAAACAAGACAATTAAACCACAAATTAGAATATTAAATGAAAAATACATTTGTTATAAGCGCTCCCGTAAACACCTATTCAGGATATGGGGCAAGATCTAGAGATTTTGTAAAAGCTCTAATAGAATCAGATAAATATGAGGTTAAAATTTTATCTCAAAGATGGGGAGAAACTAGAATGGGATTTTTAAATGACCATCCAGAATGGGAATTTATGTTAGATTATGTTGTTCCTCAATTACAAGCAAAACCTGATATTTGGTGTCAAGTAACAGTTCCTAATGAATTTCAAAAAGTAGGAGTGTATAATATAGGACTTACAGCTGGGATTGAAACAACAGCTTGTGCTCCTCAATGGATTGAAGGTTGTAATAGAATGGATTTAATTTTAACTTCATCTGAACATAGTAAAAAGGTATTTGAACATACAAAATACACAGTTAAAAATGAGCAAACAGGACAAGATACTACTTTAGACATTAAAACCCCTGTTGAAGTATTATTTGAAGGTGCTAATTTAGATGTTTATAAAGGAATTAAAGAGTTTACTAATAAAGAGTTATTTGATTATATTCAAGATATTCCTGAAAAATTCGCTTATTTATTTGTGGGACATTGGTTACAAGGTAATTTAGGACATGATAGAAAAAATGTTGGGTTATTAATTAAAGCTTTTTATGAAGTATTTAAAAATAAATCTAATTCTCCTGCCTTAATTTTAAAAACAAGTATTGGTAAAGGATCACATATGGATAGAAGGGAAATAATGAAAAGAATACATTCTATTCGTAAATCAATCCCTTCTGAAAAATTACCAAATGTTTATTTAATTCATGGGGATTTATCAGATAGTGAAATTAATGAATTATATAACCATCCTAAAATTAAAGCTATGGTTAGTGCTACTAAAGGAGAAGGATTTGGTAGACCTTTATTAGAGTTTGCTTTAACAGGAAAACCTGTAATGGCAACAGCTTGGAGTGGACATATTGACTTTTTAAATCCTAAATTATCACCATTAATGGGAGGTAAATTAGCTAAACTTGATCCTTCTTCAGTACAAAAAGATGTACTAATTGAAGGTTCTGAATGGTTTGAAGTTGATCATGGTCATTTAGGACACTTTCTAAAAGATGTTAAGAAAAACTATAAAAAGTGGAGTAAACAAAGTAAAACTTTAAATAATAGATTAAAGAAAAACTTTAGTTATGAGGCAATGAAAACAAAATTAATAGATATTTTAGATAAAAATGTCGACGTTCCTTCTCAAGTAAGTTTAAAATTACCTGAGATTAAAGGAGTTAAGCTACCAACATTACAATAATATGGATAATTTAATAATATGTGATAGATGTGGATCAGATGCATGCTATGTACAAGAAGTAAATGATAAAATTAAAAACTACCAATGTTATGGTTGTGGTTTTATAACTAACAGCTTATTAGTAAAAGATACACAATTTTTTAATGAACAAATGGAATTACTTCCTAATCTTTATAAAGAGTTAATGGGTGAAGATGAAGAAGGAAAAATTTGGATGCCTTCAACAGTTAATATGCCAGGAAAAGGAATGGTTTTTGCTAATGGTAAAAGTTCATCTGATTGGAAATGGGCTGCTGTTTTAGCAGTACCTGTTAAAGAAGAAGAAAAGGAAAAATATCCTAATCCACATAAAGAAGGTGAATATTATGAGTGGAGAATGGATATGAGTACTTTAAAGGAATTTGGTGAAGGAGATTATATAGAAGCTTTAGATTTTATTGGAATATTTACTGCAGAAGAAAAATGAAAATATTAGTTACAGGTGGAGCGGGTTTTATAGGAAGTAATTTAGTAAAAAGATTATTAGATGAAGGGCATGAAGTTCAATCATTAGATAATTACTCTACAGGTACTGTAGAAAATGAAGTTGAGGGTTGTAGATATTGGCATGGTGATATTTCAACCATAGATAATATTGATAAAAATTATGATTTAATATTTCATTTAGCGGCTCAATCTAGAGTACAACCTTCATTTGCTAACCCAACTGAAACTTTTAAAATAAATGTAAAAGGAACAGAAGAAGTTTGTAAATTTGCTTCTCGTATAGGAGCAAAAGTTGTATATGCAGGATCATCATCTAAACACCATAACCCAGCTACTTCTCCTTACGCTATGTATAAATATTTAGGTGAAGGAGTATGTAATTTATATAAAGAATCATTTGGAGTAAATATTGAGGTTTGTAGATTTTACAATGTATATGGTCCTGGTGAAGCATTAGATGAAAAAAATGGTAATGTGATTGGTATTTGGAGATCTAGAATAGCAAGAGAATCTCATATTGAAATTGTTGGGGATGGAGAACAAAAAAGAGATTTCACCCATGTAGATGATATTGTAGATGGATTATACAGAATTGGTTTATCTAATTTTTATGCAGGTGAAGCTGACTTTCAACGACCATCATCAATTGAAGCTTGGGAATTAGGAACAGGAGTTAATTATTCTATTAAAGAATTAGCAGAATCTTTTCAACACAAAACAGGTTGTCCCATAAAATATATTTCTGACCAACCTGGTAATTATAGAAAAACTTTATGTACTGATACTACAGCTCAAGATATTTTAGGTTGGGAGCCCCAAGATAGATTATTAGATTATATTCAAAATTTATACTAAATGAAAATTAGTTATGCTATAACAGTTTGTAATGAAGCTGTAGAAATACAAAGATTAGTATCGTTTCTTCTAGAAAATAAAAGATACGAGGATGAAATAGTAATATTATTTGATTCAAAAAATGGAACTAATACTGTTGAAGAATATTTACGATCTCATTCTATTAATAATGAATTTCTTTGGCATAAAAAAGAATTTGAAGGACATTTTGCTGATTGGAAAAATTATTTAACTTCCTTATGTAGTGGGGATTATATATTCCAAATTGATGCTGATGAAATACCCCACCAAACATTAATAGAATACTTACCAGAAATTTTGTTAAGTAATCCAAAAAATGAAGTAATTAGAGTACCCCGTGTTAACACAGTATTTGGTTTAACTGAAGAATATATTAAACAATGGGGTTGGAGAGTTGATGATAAAGGTTGGGTTAATTGGCCTGATTTTCAGTGGAGAATTTATAAAAATCATCCTAAAATTCAATGGAAAAATAAAGTACATGAAGTATTGGAAGGCTATGAAACATGGTCTAATCTACATGAAGTTGAAGAGTTTGCTTTATATCATCCTAAAGATATAGAAAGACAAGTAAAACAAAATAATTATTATAATACTCTTTAAAATGGCAGATACTCAAAATAATGGTAATCCTCACACAAATGAAACTCGAAATAATTTAAATCAAAAAGTTAGTAGATTATCAATGTTAGGTAATAGTAAAAAAGTTAAATGGTCTGATAAAAGACGCTATAGAAACATATAATATGAAAATAGGGATAATAGGTCAAGGTTTTGTAGGTAATGCAATTTACCAAAAGTTTAGTAAGTATTATGATGTTAAAACATATGATATAAAAGGTAGGATTCATTGTAATAGTGATGAACACGAAACTATGAATAATGAAATTGTATTTGTATGTTTACCAACACCAATGAATGAAGACAATACATGCCATATAGATATTGTTGAAGATGCTATTGAACGCATATATAAAATTAATACAGCTAAAATTATAGTTATTAAATCCACAGTACCCCCAGGTACAGTAAAAAAATGGAATACTAAATTCCCTGGAGTAGATATTGTATTCAATCCAGAATTTTTAACAGAGGCAAATGCGGTTAGTGACTTTGATAACCAAACAAGAATTATATTAGGAGGACCAAGACCAGCTACTACTAAATTAAAACAACTATATGCTAAAGCATTTCCTAAAGCCTCTATTGTTAAAACAGATTCATCATATGCTGAAATGGTTAAATATGTTACTAATAGTTTTCTAGCCACTAAAGTATCATTTGCAAATGAAATGTATCAAATATGTGAGGCATTAAATATTGATTATGATAAAGTTGTAGAATATGCTACATACGATGAAAGGTTAGGAAAATCACATTGGAATGTACCAGGACCTGATGGAGATTTTGGGTATGGGGGACATTGTTTCCCAAAGGATGTTAAAGCTTTAATAGCATTAGCTATTGAAGCAGATTTATCACCAAGAATGTTAACAGCAACTGATAATAAAAACAATGACGTAAGAGAAAATCGTGATTGGGAAAAAATGAAAGGAAGAGCAATTATATAATTATTAAAAAATGGATAAGCAAAAAACAGTATTAATTACAGGAGTAGCAGGACTACTAGGAAGTAGATTAGCAGATTGGATCATTGAAAATAAACCAGAATATAAAGTAGTAGGTATTGATGATTTAAGTGGTGGTTTTGAAGAAAACATTAACCCAAAAGTAGATTTTTGGCAAATGAATCTTACAGAACACCCAATTGAAAATTGTTTTGAAGTAAATAATTTTGATTATGTATTTCACTTTGCTGCTTACGCTGCTGAAGGTTTATCTCCATTTATTCGTTGTTATAATTATGATAATAATTTAAAATCCACAGCCCGCATAGTTAATGAATGTATAAAACACGACGTTAAAAGACTGGTATTTACGTCAACTCTCGCAGTATATGGGCATGGTAATGGTGGAATATTTGATGAAGATCAACAACAATCACCAATTGATCCTTATGGAGTAGCTAAATATGGTTGTGAAATGGACATTCAGATTGCTGGTGAACAACATGGGTTGGATTGGTGTATTATTAGACCTCATAATGTTTATGGTATTAAACAAAATATTTGGGATAAATACAGAAATGTACTTGGTATTTGGATGTATCAACATTTAAATGGAATGGATATGACAATCTTTGGGGATGGTGAACAAACTAGAGCCTTTAGTTTTATTGATGATTCATTAGAACCATTATGGAATGCTGCTGTTAGACCTCAAGCAAGTAAAGAAATTATTAATTTAGGGGGAATTGAAGAAGTATCTATAAAAGACGCATCTTTAATTTTAAGAGAAGTAATAGGTGAAGGAGAAATTGTACATTTAGAAGGTAGACATGAAGTAAAACATTCAATACCAACATACCAAAAATCAATTGATTTATTAGATTTTAAGTATAAAACTACAATGAAAGAAGGTTTAACTCAAATGTGGGAGTGGGCTAAAAATCAACCAATGAGAGATAGATTTGTATGGCCTAAATATGAAATTGAAAAAGGAATCTATAGTTTTTGGAAAAATGAAACTAAAAAATCTAATAAATAAAAGTTATTATTGTACTATAGGTCATATAGGTAATAAAAGTGATCTAGAGCTACATGAAAGATACATACTATATAACCTCTCAGTATTAAAAGAATATAAAGGTCATATAGTAGTAACTAACTATTCAGAAAATCTCCGAGAAGAAAATAATGCTTTATGGAAAAAATACTTTCCAGATTGTATAATTTTAGATTTAGGAATGAATAGGGGTCATTCATTTGGAATAGCAGATCAAGAAAATGCTATAATAGATTATTGTCATGCTAAAAATATAAAATGGATATGTAAATCTTCTTATGATGTAGTATTCCAACCTACAATTTTAGACATTGAAATTGATAATAGTGACTTTTATTATATGAATGGTATTGGCTTTGGGGGGATGGAAAAATATAATTTTGACTTAGATAGAATAGCTAAAGAAGATTTTTACCCACAAACAAATTTTTATTTCATAGATACAACTAAAATAGATTATCTCTATGATAAAGAGTATGTTGATGATACTTACAATTTTATCCAAAATTTAGAAAATTATAGTGGTAGAGTTTGGGAACATATTGAAGGATGGACTTGTGAAGACTTTCTTAAAAAATGTATAATTAGAAATAATCTTTCTAAATATCATTTGGTTTCTAATGAAAATTATCGTATATTGTTACAAACAGTAAAGAAACAACAAATTCACGATTGTAGTCATAAAAATATCATGGTAGAAGGAATATGTCATTTCCAATACCCTGATCAAAATGTTTTAGTTATATGAGAATAATATATAGAATATCAGATGCAGGTTATAATAAAGTCAAACCTGATTATATAAATAATGAAAGTTGTTTAGCTAATGCTACTAAAGAATTTGATGATGTTGAATGGAGTGTTATAGCAGATAATGTATCTGAAGATACTAATAATATGATTCAAAAGTATGTAACACGAAATTGTATTTTATATACTGAAAAAGGTAATGGAGCTGCAACATTTAATATGGCATTAGATGAAGCTTTAATGTATGATGATGATGAAATTATTTATTTTATAGAAAATGATTATCTTCATAAACCAGGTTCTCAAAAAATAATCCAAGAAGCATTTGAATTAGGAGCATCATTTGTCTCATTATATGATCATCCAGATAAATATATAGGACCAGATAAAGGGGGTAATCCATATTGTGAAGGTGGAGCTGAAGATACTAGAGTGTATTTAACAGATAGTTGTCATTGGAAGATAACAAATAGTACTACTATGACATTTGCAGCTAAAGTTTCAACATTAAAACGTACAGAAGAAATTTTACGTAAACATACTAATACTACTCATCCTAATGATTTTAGTATGTTTTTAGAATTAAGAGAAAAAAATGAATTATTAATTACACCACTACCAGGTTATTCAACACATGGGGAAACAGATTGGTTATCACCATTAACAAATTGGGAAAAAATATGAAAACATTACAACAAATTTTTGATCATCATTCACAGCAGGTTAAAGGTGAAGCAGCCTATGGATGTGGTCATGGTGATAAAGGAACAGTACATTCTTACATTCCTGAATATGAAAGATTACTTAGTCCCTATAGAGAAAAAAATATAAAACTTCTAGAAATAGGAGTTGCTTATGGAGAATCTTTAGAAATGTGGTATGAATACTTTTCTAAAGGAAAAATTTATGGGGCTGACATTCATACAAATGAAATTGGTCCTTACTTAAATGATGAAAGATTTAATATTAATATTGTAGATGCTACAAATCCTCTTATTAAATCATATTTTGAAGGTGATAAATTTGATATTATTATAGATGATGGTAGTCATAGATTTGAAGATCAAGTAAAAACTTTTAATCTATTAAGAGATCATATGAATAAAGGGGGAATATACATTATTGAAGATGTAGCAAATTTAGATTCAGTTAAAAATGAATTTTTACATTTAAAAGGATTAAGTTGGGAATGTGAAATTGTTGATTTAAGAAATGAAAAAAATAGAGAAGATGATGTGTTAATTGTTTATAAATTTTAAAATATGATATCATTAATAATACCAACATATAGAAATCCAGAATATTTAGACATCTGCTTACAATCAGCTATTGAACAACAACTAAGTGAAAATGAAATAATTGTTGCTGTAGATGGATTTATCGAAGAAAGTCAAGAAATTTTAGATAAATATAAAAATAATATTAAAGTACTTGATTTAGGAGAAAATCAAGGAATGCAACAAGCTCTTAATTTAGGAGTTATAAATGCAACTAATGAAATCATTTTTATAGTAAATGATGATAATGTATTTGGTAGACATTGGGATAATGAAATTAAATCATCATTAAAAGAAAAATCTGTATTAACACTTAATCAAATTGAACCTACAGGTCCTGGAATATTTAATTTTCCAGTTAATGATTTTGGTCGTAATCCTAAAGAATTTCAATATGAGGATTTTATAAATTATGAGTATACAATTAAAAAAAATCACTTAACACCTGATGGGGGAATTTTCCCGTTTGCCATGTATAAAAAATATTATATGGCTGTTGGTGGTTTTGATACAATGTATCAATCACCTTTTATTTGTGACTGGGATTTCTTTTTAAAATTAGAATTAATAGGGTTAAATTTTTCAAGAACTCATAACTCACACTTATATCATTTTGGTAGTACAGCTACTAAAAATGGTAAAGAAGGAAATAAATTTAGAGCAACAGAAGGGCCTGCGGCACAATTATTCAAATATAAATGGGGAATAGATCCAACGTTATATGAAAATAATTCTCATAGTCCTAAAGGAAATACTATTAGGGGGATTAAGTTTTAAATATTTATAAACGTAACCCATTAATCCCCTCTAAAATGAAAGATGACAAAAAAGATATGGAAGATATTAAAAGAAGAGAGGTTAAAAATATTGAATTAGTTTGGGATAATCAAGAAGATTTATTTAATTTAGCTAATTCACCTGAATTCGTTGAGTTTATTCTTGAAGAAACCCTAAAAGCTATTATTTCTGCTTTAAAAAACAATGAAGAAAAAGCCGAATTGTTTAATATTTTTAATATGTCTATAATTCTAGAATTAAAAAAAGAACAATTTAAAACAGTATTAGGACAAGTAAATAATTTATTTCTTCAAAATGAAGAATATGAAAGATGTACTCAATTAAAAAAATTAATTAAAAAATACAAATTATGATATTTAAATTTTATTCAAAAACAGATTCAAATAAGGATGCAATAGGAAAAGCTTCTGGTTTATCATCATTTGATCAAGCTTATGAATATTTTGCTGCCATTAAAAAAATGGATGTAAATACTTTTAAAAAACTATTTTCTGTAGAAGTTATTAAATAATACAAATGGAAGATCTATCAGGACATAATAAAGATTTAAAAAAGTTATTTAATTTAATTCTTGGGGTTGATGTAAATATTAAAGATAATATTGATCAATCTGAAGAACTTATTTTTAAAAAATTTATTGATAAGTTAGAAGCATCTTATAATATTGAAAATAAAGTATTTGAGACAAGTGGAATAGATTTAACTAAAGTAACAGATGGATTGTGGTTTGTTGTTGAAAATACTTTAAAAATGTTATATGGAGAAGTTGCAGGTGATATGATTGTGTGGTATATCTATGATAGGTTTGATGCTGATGGTAGTATAGTTCCTCTAGAAGATGCTAATGGAAAGCAATTTTTACTTAAAAATTCTGATGATCTTTGGAGTTACATAAAATATAAATCAAACATATAATTTGGATTAGTCATATCCTTTTCGTATATTGGTATAGTTATATGTTAGTTACAATATATAAAAATACAATAGATGAAATTAAAAATGATAAAATGTGCCTCTTGTGGGGTTGATATGCCTGAATTAAGATTAACAAAATTTGGGTATAAAGTCTGTGTTGATTGTTCAACTATAGGTGCTTATAAAGCTATAAGTACTATTAACGGCACTGGTGATCATACATGGAATGATATTCAAATAATGACTCCAGAACAAGCAAAATTAGCAGATGAAGCTAATTCCAAAAAAGTTAAATTTGACTCGTATAAAGATTTAGATGCCTAAAGCTAGACCACTTACAAAAGAACTTATTTTAGCTGCAATGGCTAAGACAAAATCAAATATGGCAGCCGCTCGATATTTGAATTGTTCTTACCAACATTATAAAAAATGGGCTAAGTTCTATGAAAGTGAAACTCATGATAGTTTATTTGAACAACATAAAAACCAATCAGGTAAAGGTATACCTAAATTTCTAAGAACAGGTGGGAAAGAACCTGCATTACTGGATATTATTGAAGGAAGAGCAAATGCCTCATCGTTCACTCCAGCTAAGATTAAATATAGACTTATTACTGAGGGGTATTTAGAAGAAAAATGTGCTGTATGTGAGTTTCAAGAACGTAGAGTATTAGATTATAAAATGCCTTTACTATTACATTTTAAAGATAATAATAAAAAAAATTATAAATTAGATAATATAGAATTACTGTGTTATAATCATTATTTTTTAACAGTAGGTGATATTTTTAGTGATAAACAAGTTGAAGGAATTGAAGACCATAAACCAGTAAATCAAGGTAAAGTTGAATGGGAAGTAGATGATTACCATCTTGAACGTTTAAAAGAGTTAGGGTTAGGTGATGATGATGAAGATGAATTTAATATAATATCAAGAATATAATGGCTAAAAAAACAAGAAATATTAAAAGATCAAAACATGATAAACTTGTTAATGATTATGATAAACAAAAAGAAAAACATTTAGAGCGTTTAGCTAGTAAAATGTTAAAAGATGAAGATAAAAATAATAAATTAAAAAATAAAATAATTAAAGGAAACTTTTTAGATAAATTTTAAATTATGAAATTATACAAATACAATCAAGATAAACTACAATATGAATCAGTAACAACAAACTATGGTCTTACATTCTTAAAGATAACAGCATTATTTTTATCAGCAGTTTTCTTTTTAGGATTAACATTTTCACCTAGAGATCCTGAAGTTATTACTGAAACTGAAAAAGTATTAATTATTAATGAGTATAATGAGTTTGATGAAACTAAATTAATTAAAAAATTAGATGAATTAAACTTCAGATTTCCTCATATTGTATTAGCTCAATCAATTCTAGAAACAGGTCATTATGGATCTAAAATATTTAAAGAAAATCATAATTTATTTGGTATGAAAGAAGCTCGTGTCAGGCTTAATTTAGCTTTAGGTACTCAACATGGACATGCTTATTATGATAATTGGGAAGAATCAGTTATGGATTATGCCTTATGGTATTCTACATACGCTTATAAATGTAAAACAGAAAAACAGTTATTTAAGTTATTAGATAAACAATATGCTGAAGCCCCTGCATATGTATCGTCGTTACAACATATAATTAAAATTAATAACTTAAAAGAAAAATTTGAATAATGGCACGATTAATAGCATCTAACTATACTAAAAAGAAACAAACAAAAAGACCAGGGATTCATGCTAAAACTAAATCATCAAAAAGCAAAAATGCAACTAACTATAAGAAAACTTATAGAGGGCAAGGTAAAATCTAATAGTAATTTTTAATAAAAAAGTCATGGGGAAGAATTCAATGAAGCAAACAGTTGATCAAAGTAAAGAATGGAGAAACTGGATGATTAAAAGAGGAAGTTTAAAAATTAAACCAAAAACAAAACCGTTGTATAAAATTGAAAGGTAGAAAAATAGACAAAATAAATTATTTTGAAGGATTTGATGATCAAATATTAATTGAAATGGCATTATTTTATCCAGATTCACTTCGTAAAATGTGTACACTTATTAGTTTAGATATACAAATTGAAAAAGAAAGTTATGGTAAATACAAAAATAGTAGTAATAGGAGAAGCGTGTGTTGATAGATTTATTTATTGTTCTATCAATAGATTATCACCAGAGGCGCTGGTTCCAATATTAGAACCATTATATACCGAAAGTAACGCTGGTATGTCGGGGAATACTGTTGCTAATATTAAATCATTAGATCCTAAATCTCAAGTAATCCATTTCTCTAATCTAAAACAAATAACTAAAACTAGGTATGTTGAAAAGAAAACAAACCATATGTTTTTAAGAGTTGATGAAGGAGATAAAGACATTGAATCATTTAAATGGGATAATAGTTATATTCATTTTCTAGAAGAAGCAGATATTGTAGTAATAAGTGATTATGATAAAGGTTATCTTTCAGATAGGGATTTAAAAAAAATAGCATTTCATTCTAAAGTTTCCGTTTTAGATAGTAAAAGAAAACTTAGTAATAGTATTACTAAACATTTTACCTTTGTTAAATTAAATGAAGGGGAATGGATAAATAATACGGAATTAGATGATAGTAATATTATTATAACTTTAGGTGCTAAAGGATCTATGTATAATGGAGAATTATTTCCATCTCCAAACCCACAAGAAACTATTGATGTGAGTGGGGCAGGAGATACATTTACGGCTGCATTTGCTTTATCATATATTACAGCTAAATCAGCTTCTAATGCAATTAAAATTGCTAATAAACAATCCTCTATTGTAGTAGGAAAACGTGGTGTAAAGACTCCCATGTAAATATTTGGAGAAGCAAGATATTGTTCGTATATTTAGGTATAAATAAAGGTAATGCATATGGCACTTTGGAAATTTTCAAATTTAAATAAATACGGGAATATTAGATCTAGGATTATTTATAAACCTGATGGTGAAGCATTTGGTTTTAATCCTAAAGGATTTGGTTCATTTGTAAATGTTCAAATGTTTAAATATGAATATAAACATGAGATAATTCCCCCTAGTTTATTTATTGATCAAGAAGGACAAAAATATATAGTTCCTACTTGGCAAAAAGTAGATTCAAATACTACTCTTAAGGATATTGAATGGGTTAAACCCAAACCTAAAAAACAAAGAGCTAAGACAGTAATTGAAACTCATATAAGTGGTAGTGGGTTAGGAGAATATACCACAAAATATTACCCAGAATCAGGTAAATATCATTGTTCATGTCCTGGTTATTGGAGATCAAAGGGTAATTGTAAGCATGTAAAAGGAATGAAATTAAATAAAAATTTATAAAAATGAGTAGAGGTAGACCAGCAGAACAAACAGAACGTAGAACAAAATATGTTTTAGAATTTGTGGATGTACCATCAAAACCAGAATTAGGTGGTAGACAATTGTGGCATTTTGATGATGCTAAACATAAAAATGGTGCTTGGAAAGTAGAAACTTTTGATGGTCCTTTAGATAAAAAATCAAAGCATAAAGTAAAACCCCAAAAAGGTAAACCATATGGTAAACTACCAGTAGTTATGGTATTTAAAACATCAAATCGTTCAAATGCTCAAACAAAAATGAAGGTTTGGAAAAATGAAAATGTAGATTATATTTTATCTGCTCCTAAACTTCCAGGTGTACCTGATAAAGCTGTTATACTAGAATTAGGTGTAGGTGAAAGTTTTATTAAATCTTGGCAATCTAAATATAATTTGTAATATTTATCAACGAATAAAAATTAAACAACATGGCAACAAGAGCACTTATAGGTTATTTAGATGAAGATAGAAACTTCACTTGTACATATAACCACTATGATGGTTACCCAGAAGGTCTAGGTAAAACATTAAAGGATCACTATAATTCTGATGAAAAAGCAAAATTCGTAGCAAATGAAGGTTATATCTCGTATATAGACGAAGATGGAACTATTAATTCAAAATACGATGAAGCACCTAATAAAATGAAATTAAATGGTGATTGGGAAGATGCACAGGAAGAAATGGCTGGTAAAGTAGATGAATATGGTGGTAATTATGGCTATATTTGGTTTGAAGGTGATGGTGAGTGGATTACATTAAAAAATACGGGGATTAGAAGCATGATGGATCAAATTGATGATAAAATGTCATTAGCTGCTAGTATGTTTGGTCCTGTAGATGAAGGAAAAAAAGAAGAAATGGAAGAAAATTACAATACAAAATGGAATCAGTTTATAACTGAGAATCAAGCAATTGATAATATGTGGGCTGTTTATGTTAAATCATTAGTTAATGCTATCAGGTTAGATGGTGTAGATGATTATAAAGACTTTAGTGAAGAAGATTTTGTTGAAGACTTTGAAAACTATATGGCAGATAAAATGGATTCATAAC